TGCTGGACTATGGGGGCGACTCATACCCATACTTCCCATCATGCCGCATTCGTCTACACTAGATTCTTTAACAACATTTGAGTTTTTTGCATCTAGCTCAGCAAGACGCTTCATTAAGTCGATCATTTGCATAATTATTTCCTTGGACTTTTGGCTTGTTTTAGCACACTAGTTTTTCCAGCATCGGAATCAGTATTAAATTTTGCTGCTTCTGTTGTAGGAATTTCTTCTCCGCGTTCTTTACGTTGTAATTTAAGAAGATCATTTAGTTCTTTAACAAATCCAGTATTGTATTTGTCACCATAAAAATCTTCAAATTTAGCATTAGGTGCTTCTTTGTAATCAGGATCTGTTAATAAAGCACCTTCTCTTTTTTCTTCAACATGTTGATATTCTTCAGTAGGTTCGCCAGGACGACGAACTGCAAGATGTGATTTATTAACGCCGCATTGATTAGCAATAAATTCAGTTAGTTCGTGTTGTGTTGTAGGGTAATCTAAAGTTACTTCGTAAATATTAACTTCACAATTTTTAATTTGAGGGAAATCTAAAGGTAGTTCCTGTATAGGAGTCTTTCCTGCTTTTTTCCAACCACTAACTGCATATTTGTCTAATACTTTTTTTAGATTAGACTCTTGTTCGGTGGTAAAATCTCCAGCAATTTTAATGCGGAAATCGTAACGTTTTTGAGATTCAAGTAGATGTTCTTTGAATGTTTTCATAGTCAGTTATTTATTCAAATTCTTTAGTTTTTCAAGGATGCTATTACGATCGGTAATAATATATCCTTCGCCTTCGATAGGTTCGTCACCTTTAGTACTATTCTTTTTATCAATAGCTAATTTTTTAAGTTGCAGATCTACCATTTTTAGTTTTTTATCAATCTTAGCAGATTTAGCTTGAATAGCAGCATTCATCATTTGTGCAGCCACTTCAAACATCCTTGCACCATGTCTTGCTTCAACGTTCATACCTAGATCCATTAAATCGTCGTAGGCCTTTTCTGCTTTACTAGCAAGAGCATCTAGTTCGTCGTCTGCAATATCTCCTAGACCTTTTACTCTCGGCAATGCTGCTGATATTTTATCAAACTCTTCTAATTTTTCTTGAAGGTCAATTGTAGGAACCGTTGGAGTTGCAGTTGTAGTTTCTGGTTCAATAAATGGTTCGTCTTCTTGAGGAGCAATATTTAAAATTTCTTCTAAGCGTTTTGTCATAATACATTACTTATTTTATTTTTTAGAATTGGAAAAAATATCATTTTCATTTAACACGCGAAATGCTACACCATTTTGTTTTGCCCACAATGTTGCTGCTTTCCATTTTGCCATATTTTTAACATATTGAGCTTGGTCGTAAGGATTTTTTCCAACTTTTTCTCTTAATGTTTGTTTTGCTGGTTTTATTTCAATTAGTTCTGCATGTTTCTTTTTATTTTTATCAAGATAAACAATAAAAAAATCTGGTACATAAACTGTTTGTTTATCTGTCAAAGGATCTCGATAGGGAATCTTAATACATTCACTAGCCCATTGTTGAACATTTGGATTACTGTCGCAAAACATCATAAAAGTTCTTTCCCAGCTACTTCTATATCTAGGAGTATTAGAACCAATATATTTTTCAGTATTTTTTACTGTGTATGTACCTTGACTAAACTTTAAACTCATACCAGTATATTGCGTAGAATTTCAGGATTTGGTTCAAATTTTTGTGCTGTACCCAAGTTGCTAGTTTTATATCTGTTGTAATTTAATATTTCAGCTAATAAACCTTTTAGCTCAACTGAATCTAATCCTTTTAGTGTATCTAAAATTTGCATGGGATTATATCCGTCTCTTTTAGCCTGGGCCATTATAATAGAACTAATAGACTCAGCTGCTGATTGGTCGAATCCGCTATTAGTAAAATAACCAGTCATTGCGGCATAAGCGGTGGCATTTAATTCTATAGGTGCAGAATAATAATTATTAAAAGATCGAATTGTAGATTCGCCCCCAGAATTGTTTGTAGGAAGATTTGAATAACTAGTTGCCATATTAACCTCCGCCGCCACCTAGTTTAGGAAATATAAGTGCTGCGGGATTGGCACGAATTTTACCGTCGACACTTTTGTTTAAACCTTTAAAAATATTGATATTAACACCGCCTGGTAAATTAATTATACCTGGTTGATTTGTGCTTGGAGGAGGTTCTGCATATTTGCCTGCTCCTGAGCCGGTTACTGCGCCTAACACACCGGATGCAATATTATATCCTGTGCTTTTTGCTTTTCCGAGACCGTTTCTATTTAGATAATTGTTAGCTAATATTTTACCGATATCTAATAGACCATTTCGTCTAGAGTCAGGACCACCTATTCTTCCAAACACTCTGTCTTTGCCTGGTTTATCAAACGGTGATTGACTTCTATTTAATGTTTGATTTACTGGTGTACCTGCAACACCGTAAGGACTAGGTGTTGTATCATAATATCTGGCTTCACCAAATTCTTCTGGTATTTTTCCGGGTGTGATAAAACCTTGATTATATAGTACATTCTCATACATAATACCCATTCTGTTTTGCATGATTTTAGTACCTTCTGTTTGATTCAATGAATCGTGCATCCACTCTGTTATTTTTGGATTAAGTAAAGTTATCTGTGTAAATTGATGCTTATACAATACATATATATCTATAGAAGACAGAAAAGGTTTTTGAGTTTTTATTGAGTCACTACGTCCATAGTTGTAATCTATTTCTCCGTATTTTGTGTCACCGAATTCTTTTACAGATTGATTTTGTTCTGGTTGTCCAACTGCTCCGCCGCCATAATTACTATCTGCATAATAATGTTTATAATAGTTAACCCAAAATCCGTTAACTATATCTGCATTGTCGTCATGAAATTCTATACTAACTGGTTCGTAGTTTAATTTAGTTTGTACAACTGTTTTTCGATTATATTGATTTAATGTTTCTGTGGCTATTCTAAATTTAGGAAGATCTACTTTTTTAGCCAACAGGCTAAAATCATTACTATCTCTATTAGCCCAAGTTTCGCTTAAAATTGCTTCTCTATTAATGTTAAAAGAAATAAAATATAAAAATCCTAATTTTGGCGTTAGACTAAAGGTATCATCAATATACAATCTAGAAGCATGTTGATAATCCTTCATTATAGGAACACCGCCTGCCTTAGGATCAATAGCTCGGGCAGATGTTAACCAGTTTGTAAATGCATTACTCATAATAATATTTAGCCAAATAAAAAACCCGGGTTTTTATGCCGGGTTTCTCTAATGTTAATTTAATTATTAACCTGTTACTAGACCTTGTGCTGTTGGTGGTCTTACAACACGACCTACATCTAGTCCAACACCAGAACTTGCACCACCAGGAGCTTCTAATTGTATTGCGTTATCGAACGCTATAGTTAAACTAATATCCATTGCAGCATTTTCAGTATAGCTTGCTTCTGCATACTGTACTTGTCTAATAAAACACCCTAAAAATTCAAAGCTTTCTAGTGTTACTGGTTCGAATTGCCCGTTACCGCCGTCTAAGATTTCGACACGCATTCTGAACTTATAGTCAATACCACTTGCAGCTCCGCTTTGTTCGAAGAAATCAAATTGTTTCTGCAATTGCTCGCCAACTTTTCTACTTACAACTCCACTAGCATCATCTCTTAACATTAGTTTTGTATCAGCAAAACTGTGCTTACCTGCTAATTTTACTTTACTATTATAGACTTGTAGTTCTATTGGTTCAAAAGTAATATCAGGTCGTGATGCACTCATAACTTGTTTAGTTAATTCTGTGCTAGGGTTTCCTGCAACACCAAAACTATCAAGAGTAACGCGGAAGCGATACTTTAATTTTGGCATTAGTAGACCTTGAGTTGTTGCTGCTTGTGTAGCACTCAAAGGTACTGTGAATCTATTTAAACTTGCAATTGGCATTTAAATGCTCCTTAGTTTCTATTATTTACCTTTTATAGTCCGGCTGCAATGTCACCAGTATTTTTCAATCTTACTGGTATGTAGATAAACTCAATTGCCTTAACAGGTTCTATAGCAATATCTAACCATAATTCATTACGATCTATTCTACTTGGTGTATTGTTTGTCTCATCACAAACTACAATAAAGTCATATAGAGCACGTTGTCCTACTAACTCTAATAATAAACTTTCTGCTGCTGCTTTAATTTCTCTACGTGTCTGAGCATCATTTGGTTCGAACAAAAATGGACGAGCCATGATGTCTAACTGTCTACGTAGATAAACTACTAATCTTGCAACATTAACACGATCTAATGCACTAGCATTTCTTGCTCTGGTCTTTTGTCCATACGCAACAACTCCAACACCTGTTAGTGTTGCAATTGGGTTAACTTTAGCATTATATAGTGTATCACGTAATCCTTCGTATAGTGCAACAGGTTTAAATTCGCCTTCATCAGTAATATAACCAACTGATGTTGCATTGTCTACGCCACCTCTACGTGTACCTGCTGGTGCAAACCACTGATAGCTCTTATTATCACTGTTAATGATAGTACGTAGCATCATATGGCTTGGAGGAACAACAATGTTGTTTCCAGTATTGTCATTTGTATAACCACTTGGATACCACATACCCATGTATTCGTCATAGCTAGTTGCACCTTTGTCACCATTATCTAACGCATTGTTAGAATTTAATGCCCACTGGCTTAAAGCAGTTGCATTTGGGACTAATCTAAATGGTGTATCACCTACAACAAACGCAGTAAGTTTACGATCTGTATTCAATCCAATTAGATTTTGTATTGCTTCTGGGTATCCAGGAGCAGCTAATAAGTTGAATACTAATGTATCAGTATCTCTAACCGAAGTGTTGCTATCAATTACTTCTTTTAGTGCATTAACAACTTGCGCTCTTTGGGATAAACGTCCGAATTGTGGTCCGCCATCGGCAGCAACTGGATATTGACTTACCCAACGATCTGATTTGTAATTACTCATTGATTCGTTGTTCATTCTAATATTTCGGCCTTCGTTGGCTTCTATATCAATATGACCTACAATGTATTTCTTAACGTTAAATCCTGAGCGGCGTGTATTCCATAGACGCATTCCTTTTGGATATAATGCAGGATCTGGAGCATCTGGGTCTACATAATTGCTGCTTAACAAATCAACAATACTGCTTGCAGTTAATGTTGTACCTGTTGTTGCCCAACGTGCATCAGCAAATAGCCAGCCGTCTGGTGAACTTTGATCAGTAACATCTTGTAATACCCATCTCTTTCCTACAACATTTGTAGAATTGTAAACGTAGATCTTACGACCGAACTCGTCTGGATTACTTGTGTCAATCCAAATATCTCCTGTTTCTAATCCTGTTCCGTCACTTTGTTCAGTAGGTTCTACTGCGGCAATTAACGGTCCAGTTGAATTAGTTGAACTTAATGAATTTTTATAACCTACCCATTTAGATCCATCATGAATCATAATATCTACATCACCTACAACATTATTGTACCATAGTGTTCCATCTGCTGGATCAGTAGTCGGTGCAGATGCTTTAGCTTGATAGACTAACGGTTTCCAATTTGATATTAAGAAGTTGTATCCTGTTTCGCCCGAAGGTGGAACATAAACATTATCTAATCCAGTAGTAGAAAAACCAGATTTATCAATCGGTGTATTAGTACCGTCGTCGATCATAATATCGCCGCCAGCAGCATGTGTTACAGTTAGTTTATTTGTACTAGCATTCCACGCTGCGCTGACATTCGATAACCCTAAAGAACTAATAGCAGCAGGAATTAAAGATGCTATTACGGTAGTTGTATTTGGAGGTGTAATAGTTGCAGTATTTACAGACCAACTATTAGATCCAGGAGTTGTAACCTTTAGTGTAAATGTATATGAACCTTCAACAGATAAATTTGTTGTAGCATTACC